AAAGAATGCCGCCGCCAATACCTACTTTGATAATATCAGCACCAGCAAGAATAAGTTCTGCTGTCATATCAGCAGTAACTACATTGCCTGCGATAATGGTTGCACGGGGAAGATGTAATCTTAGACGTTTTATTGCTTCAACAAAATTGATTGTATATCCATTGGCAACATCTAATCCAACAAATGCAATATCAGAAAAAGTGTTTGCAACTCCCACAATTTCTAAAACTTCTGTAGTAGATATACCAGACATTACACAGAGTTTATTTTTGTTGAATGCTTCGTTCCATTTTATACCATTTTTATTATAATGTCTTGCAATACAAGTTATCATGCCAAATTGACTTAAAGCCTCATGCATTTCAAATGTGCCAGTGGTATCCATATTACTTGACATAATAGGAACGCCTGTCCATTCATCACCACTATGATAAAAGGTATAAGTTCTATTTAAATCAACATCAAATCTAGATGTAAGAGTTGACCTCTTAGGCCGGATTAATACATCAGAATAATCTAGTTTGATATCGTCTTCAATTAACATTTATACCCCCGAAGCAGAGCCAGGAGTCGCATGATACCTTTCATGTTCAACAACCATGAAATTCTCATCCCAATTAAAAGCCTCTCTTACTACATTTTCAGAAAGTCCTTTATAGACTTGGTGTAATTTTTTATCCTTAGCAGCAATCAAAAGATTTGCTTCGTTCGCTTGTAACCCTTCTAACATTTGTACAAACATTGTCTCACGTTTTGTTTGGTTAATTTGATTATTTCCACCCTTGATGAAATGAAATAGCTTCCGAGATTCACTAATAAGCATGGTATGTTCAGTTCCTTCTGGAGCATCATTTGCCCTAAATGGTACATCACCCTCTGGCAAGTCCCACACAATTTTGGGGTCAAATGAAGATTTGAGTACCATGCGTAAAGCTGGTGTATTATATCGCTGTAGATGTGAGACCTTTTCTTTTTTAGTTTTCAATTTAGAAAATTTGTCTAAGATTTCAGACATCAGTGGTTGATAATTATCGGGCATTAGAATTCTCCTATAGATTCAGTGAGATTACTTAATCTCTTTTGTATAAAGTAATTTAGTAGTTTAGTACGATCACCTTCTGGTGCATTTTGATATTCTTTAAGAATTTCTATAAACAATTCAGGCGGTGATTTAGATAAATCAATTAACTTCAAATTTCTTTGAAAATTTCGTATAACTTCCTCATTGGGCAACACATCTTCAATAGGCATATTCCCTAGTTCTGGATGTTCATTGTCAAGCCATGCTTCTATCTTTTTCTTACCAATTGGACGTTGACGTAATCCCTGTTCAAAGGTATGATCTGGTGACAACACATTAGGAATACCATCACTTGTATCACCCCTTAAAATATGTTCTTGTAGATATCTCACAGGATTTTGACCATTTATAAATTTCTTTGTAATTGGACTATATTGAAACACGTTCTTAAATTTTTGTAATTGTATAAAATCTTTGTCACCAGATATAATAAGAGTTTTTCCATTATCAAATTCAAGTTCACCACACAATGCAGCGATAATATCATCAGCTTCTGCACCATATACTTCTAGGTGTTTATATGGGAAGTACTCTTTAAGTTCAGCTTTGATTGCGTTTAACACCACAAAAATAGCATCCCAATCGTTAGTAGAAGACTCTCTACCTTTTTTACGACTATATTTATAGAGAGGAAATACATCTTTACGCCAATAATGTTTAGAATCGTAACATAGAACAAGTTCATTATATTCTCTTACGAAACGAGTGCGATACATTCTTAACGAATTAAGTATCATATGGCGAACCACATTTTCATCTGGTTTATCATTTTTTGTTATATGCAAATGCATCATTACATTTGCAACGGCAATTTGGTTCATATCTACTAAAATCATTAAGTTTTCATATGAGCGTTAAAACTCATACTCCTTCGTTCACCTTCTATATTGAATGGATAGACAAAATGTTTTAAATATGAAGGAAACAGTAGAAACTTACCTATCTCTGGTTTGAACTTCACACCATCACTCCTAAAATCACATGCCTCTCCATACATAAATTCAATTAATCCATTTGCTGGATAATGGTCTTTTTCATCTTCTTTATATTCTTCTTCCATACCATCTGGAAGTTTAAGATATATTACAGCAGAAAAATCTCCGCTGTGTTTGTGCCAAGGATTATATTCCCCAGCGTACTGACTAACAATCCAACTTTGTGCTAAATGGATATTATCAATAGTTGGTTTTTTTTGTGGATTTGATTTCCAAACTGATCCCCGCATTTTATGCCAGTTGTAAGCTCTATTAGTCTCCATCATATAATTCAAATAATCTAAACAACCCTGTTTCATAATATCTGATAGATATTTTTTATCTGATTTATCTCGTATCGGTATTTGTATTTCCTTATGAACTTTGCCTACTAATTTATCAGAGAAGTCCCAAGAGGTACTTCTTTTTTCATTATTCAGAACGTCATCACCAACTTCATTTACTATGTCAATAAATCTTTTTGGTACGGTTGTTTCTAAAATGGTGGGACTGAAAACTTCATGCCAGGTCTGGATCTGGGCTGTCATCTTCTTCAATTTTCTCCAATAACTTAGTTAATTTAGTAATGCTGAATTTAGTAGCAACTATATTTTCATCATCATCACTTTCTTCTATAACTATTTCTGATATATGTCTAATAAGATTAGTAAATGGGTGCGGCATATCCTGTTCTCTATATAAAGTACTTTTTAGAGATTCAATTACAAATGCAATATCTTGTAAAAACTCTTTGTCGCCAATGTTAACTCCATTTTCTCCTAAAGTATATATTACTTGTACCATAACACTTTCACACAACTCTTCAATAAATATTAAATCCTGTTGTAATTCAAAAACAGATTGATCAGGAACCTTTACCCTTTTAGATTTCCAAGGGCCCCGTATTATATTATCAAGTTCTTTTGGATCGGCATTATCGTCTAGCATTTTTTTATCTTCTTTCTATCCCTTTGGATTATCTTCATCGAACATCTCTTGTGTATAAACACATCCTAGATATGGATACCATACATCAACATCAAACTTTGGTTCACCCTTCTTAGGACCATACCAATAATAACCCTGGGCTGTACATCTACGAGTAATTTTATTTTCTTGATATTCACCATAAAAATCATCAATCCAATCTCCATCTCGCAGATATCTTTGCATATTACGAACATATCCTTCATGATTTGCAGCTCTTGCTATTGCACCCTTTACTTTTGCTCGTACACTAGCTTTCTCTGTTTTCAAAAGATCTTTTTGTGTCTTAATCCAATCCTTAATTTTATCAGGATGTAAACGATGTTCAGTAGATAAGTCTTTAAGAGTATCATGCAATCCTGCTTTACCATAATCGGGATTTGCTTCTGCACGTTTTTTCCTTACCTTTGCAAGACGTTCTGATGCTGCAACACGTTGTTCCTCTGACATAGGTTTGCGCGTTTTGCGTTTCTTTGGTGCTTGCCAATTAGAGTTATCAGTCTCTACTGTTACTTTACGTTTGGCCATTGTTCTATTTATCCTCTATTGATAATACGTTTTTAAAATGTATGCAACCATACCATTGGCAAAGATTGCAAGTGCAACGGAGTTTAAAACTATAAGTGCTCTATCATTCCAAACAACCGCAACAACTAACCAACCCCCAATACCAACAAAATGAAAAAATAGGTTCCAAGGATATACATTATTAGCTGTAAAGATCATCGCTATAATTAATATAATTGACGATATCCACTTTATCCACCACGAAACCGGATGATTATATCTTGTTGGAGTAAGAGTTCTTGTCAGATTTTCGTGTTCCTTAATATCCTTTTTCTTCTTTTCGTTTGTCTTCTTCTCGTTTGTGTCTTCGGATAGCAGCATTTTTTTCTCTTCGCCTTTTGGTTCCTCTAGATTCATAAAATTCTCTCTGCCTTAATTCATTAAAGAAGCCCTCTTGTTGCAACTTTTTCTTTAGCACTCTTAATGCTTGATCAATATTATTGTTCCTAACGTCTATTTTCATTACAATCCTCTAATTTAATCTATGAATATTATACTACAATTTGTAGAATATGTCAAGTCGTTTTCTTATATTTTTCAATTAATTCTGATATCGGAACTAATTCTTTATCGCCATCTTTATCTTCCTTGGTGTGAATAAATCCCTCATCTTCCAATTTGGACAAAAGCTGTGTTACAATTTCATCCAATATAGACCTTTTAGCAATAAATTTTCCAGCATAAAATGCTGCAGCGATACATCCTACCGCAATAAATGTGTGTAAATATACGTCCATTTTTTCCCTCAAATTCTTCAGTATGTACAAGCTAACATACTGGTCAGTATTTGTCAAGTGTTTTTTTAAAGACTAAGGCCTGCGAAAAAACCGATAATCAGTCCACAAATTATTCCAAACGTAAATGATTTCATAATGTCAATATCATGCCATACAGCCATATTCTTAAAATATTCATCTGATGGGCCATGGCCTGTCTTACGATAAAAGAAGTTTTTATTCATTTCGTTGTTGCTCTATAAACGCCATCCCAATCATCAGGAAGGTCTTCCTTCGCTAATCTATTAATACGTTCCTTCATCATATCATAATAATTATCCATTTTTCCGTCAAACGATCCTTTCAAATCATCAACCCATCTTATTGCTAAGAGCCATTTTTTACTCTTATACCAAATTAAAAATTTAGCATGCTGTTTTTGCGGCATATCATAGTTCATGGTATGCATAAGTTTTTCATGTGTTCCTAGAGAAGTATAAATTTTAACTGATTCTGTCTTTCCTTTAACAGCAATAGTGTCAAGTTCCAACATTACAAACTCTTCTTGCATTTCTCTAGCTGTAGATTCACCCAATATAATTTTTACTCCGTATTCTTTTGATTGTCCTTCTAGTCTAGCAGCAAGGTTCACAGCATCCCCTAGACAACTATAATCAAACCTCTGATCGCTTCCCATATTTCCCACTACCACCTTTCCCGTATTTAATCCGATACCCACATTTATTGGAAGGGAATCTTCCTTTTCCAACTCCATATTTAATTCTTCTAAATGACTTAACATCTCATGAGATGTTTTAATTGCTAGTTTTCTTTGTTGTTCAACATCAAGCGGCGCGTTCCAAAACGCCATGATACAATCACCCATGTATTTATCAATTGTTCCACCATTTTTCATAATAATATCTGTCATAGGCGTTAAAAATCGATTAATAAGCTTTGTTAGCCCTTGTGGGTCTGTTTTAAATTGTTCACTGATTGGTGTAAATCCTCGTATGTCGCAGAACAACAATGTAAGTTCTCTTGTCTCTCCACCAAGTTTTAACAGCTCTGGATTTTTTTGCAATTTCTTAACCATTGCTGGTGCAAGGTAATGCTCAAACTGTTTCTTAATCTCCATTCGTAATTTGTGTTCTTCCATAAATCTTAGGAATGTTGCAAGAGCCCAAGCAATGAATACTGTAAGTACAGGATAACTCCAATCTACCAATAAATCTTGTTTAGTAAACAAATATGAACTGCCATAGAACAATCCTACTACTGTAGCAGGCATTGCAACTACTCCAAAGTACCACGGGAGCAATAATACAACAGCCATCAATAACAATCCAAATCCAAAAGATGCTCCCAGCTCTGCAACATTCGTCCAATATGGTCTTGTGATATTTCTTCCTGTCATCATAGTTGCAAGTGATGCACCAATTAAATCGTGAGAATGTATCACCCCCATCGGTGTAGATACTGGATTATCAAGTCCTGTAGCAGTCATACTCAGTATTACTATTTTACCCTTGAGATCTGGTAATTTCTCATGTAGAGCATAGGTGACAGTTTTCCACCTAAAATCTAGCCATATGTTAGCATGTACGTCTGTCTTAATAATTTTGTATTTTGGAATTCTGATCGCTTCAACACCAGAGATTCCAGTTTTCATTTGGTATGATATATCTCCTGCTGCCATTCGTAAAACTTCCAGACTGATGGAAGGATATACTTCATCCCCTATCGCAACCACCAGAGGCATACGTCTAACCACACCATCTTTCTCTGGTGCAATAATCATCATACCTACTGCATTTGCGTTCTCTGCAAATAAAGGTATCGGCCCTAATACACCCGCATATTGATACAACCAGCCCTTCCAAGGCTGTCCTACCTTAGCAACTCCTCTAGTTACTCCACTATTACTATTATCGGTTGTGGGGATTTGTCCTATGATTGTGGGAGTTCGTTTAAGTGTTTTTGCAAGAACGGCATCTTTACCAAATCTATCCTTGTTTGCGAATAGGATGGGAAGAACAAC